CAACTGTTCTTTAGTTGCCCACCCTCTTACAGTAAAGGTAGGATAGTCGGTAGTCACTAGGACAAATACATCAATGCTTTCGTATGCAGTATTTATTTTAGCAAGCAGTCTTCCTGTTGCATAGGTGGTAGTCTTTACATCAATGCGAGTTCCAGAGTGCGTAACTAAATCTGCACCACCTTGCCTGACATAGATGGTAAAGTCAGGGTATAAGTTCAACCATTTTGCTACTGTCAACTCTCCTCCAAGTCCTAACTGATCTGTTAGTTTATTACTTTGCGGCCCAATTTTTCCATTGGAAACACCAGAAGACCTAGCTATATTATACCTCATATCTGCACCATCTACACAGATTTTCTTTTCCAGGTCAGTTAAAGTATATTCAAATGTCATTACTTTTTCTCCACATAAATTCTTAAACACTTAGAGTTCTCAATAGACTGTCCATAGGTATGTTGTCTCCAGTTCAACCCATCTCTGAGATACTGTCCTCGTACCCTCATCTCATAGGTATCCTTATTAAAATACTTTCTAAGCTGTTCAACAAAGTATTCTCCATCAGGATCATTAGGTATATCAGAAAATACATAGCGATGTCCTTTAACTGATGTGTTTTCTTCGGCTTTACACTTATACATGTCTGCTTTTGCCATAAGCATATTAACATAAGATTTATTCTGGTCAACATATACTTCTAGGTTTTCAAGAGTTACACTCAATTCATTTTCTACTAACTCATTATGTTTAATTAACTTAATAAAAGCATTACGAACATGCTGGTCTGTCATAGATTCAACTTCAATGTGCTTACCTTTACTACTACTAAAATACTTTGTCATAACATTTTCTCCTGTTAAGTATGATATGGGCTTTCATTTTGAAACAATGTAAGAGAACAACCATCTCTTTGTTCATTCCAATCATCTTCCTCCTCTTCTTCTTCAAAGAACTTCTTATCTGGCTTTATAGGATTGTCTGGGATAAAAGCTATTTGTTCAGCACATCCCCATGTCCAATCACAATTATCAGGATCTTCCTCAAACTCACTAGTAGCTCCATGATCTTTGTAAAATTGCATTAGACGCTCTTCATTCCAATCATCTGGAACATTAATTTCTGTAGATAAATACTGCGTATAATGTGCAGTTACTCTAAATGTTTTTACCATAATCTGTATACCCTCCTATTTTTTTGAGAAAAGATATAACGTGAACGACAGTACGATTGCCGTACTTATTTACCCAAGTATTATCATCCACCCTATATACATGGTGATTTAAAATTTCAGTAAGGATACTAACCTCATGCTTGTTTAATTTAATTTCCAACATTATCTTTGCTCCTTTCTTTTTTTGTAAAGATAACCTTCTTTTAATTCAAAAACTAATGCGCTTAAGAAGCCTAGTTCCTTTTCAACAGCTACGATCCGCTTTTCAAATCTTCTTCGTATCGAAGCTACATTATTATAAAGTTCTTTATTATAAAGTTCTTTATCAATTATCTTTTGCTCCTTTTTAAAACTATTTACAATATTTGACAAGGCTTCAAGAGCCGTTTCCTGGTCAATCTTACCCATCTCTAATTGACCAGAGATGTCCTCCAAAGATTCTTTTAAATTAAAAGAGTTCGAGCTGCTTTTTTCCATTAGTCTCTCCTATGTTTTTGAAAATGTGGGCTATCATGTCCACTGTCCATCCATTACCCAACATTTTATATCGTTGCGTATTGGATACATGAGCAGTATACCCTTCGGGTACAGTCTGCAATCTCTCACACTCAAGGGGTGTTAGCTTACGCCACTTTAGATTATCTTTTGTTAGCAATATCTTTGGTTCCCTGTGTCCTCCACCCATAGTCGTTAGGGTAGGAGACTTGCCTTCTGGATGGTACACTCTCTTGATGGCATCATGCCCTCTTAAATCAGCATCACCTACATGGCATAGACCATCCGAACTAAACACTAGCTGTCTTCTATGCTTTTCAAAATAAGATTTTAGATTACCGCCCTTGAAGTAGTTAGCATCTAGGCAATGAGCCTTTTTTCTATCCACATACCCATCTTCCAGTATATCTTTTAACCATATATCTTTGTCGTGAGGTGTACTAAATGGAATGTTAGTCCAATATAATCTTCGCCTGTTTTGTGCTGATACAAGATTACTATTTAATTCTATAGGTGCTACACCCAAATACCTGGAAATAATATCCTGACTTTCTCTTTTCATCTTTACATTTTCCAGAAGAAACCATGTAGGTTTCATTTCATCCATCAGTCTGACGAACTCAAAGAATAGTTTGGAACGTGGATCGTTGAAGTTTAATTGTTTACCAGCAAAACTAAAGCCCTGACAGGGTGAGCCACCTATCAATAGGTCAATGTCGGGACGTAGGTGAGCGTGTAAACCCTCGTCATTCCAATCTAGGGTAGCTATGTCACCCACATGGATTGTATCTGGATAGTTTATCTTGGCTACCTTTATAGCATAGGGGTCTATCTCACTAGCCCAATAGTTATCTACTGGTATACCAGCTTTATCTAAAGCGATACGTCCACAACTCATACCATCAAAGGCACTGAATACATTTATACCCATCATAGTTTCCCTTCAAATATTCTAAATCCTCCAATATGTAACATGAATAATTCTGGATCACCATGCCCATCCCTATCCATCTTCCATTCAACATAGGCTTCTGCCATAGTCTCATTAGTCATCAGCCCAGAGTCAATAGCTTCTTGAAACCATCTCTCTTTTGCTTGATCGTTTCCTAAATGGCTCATGTTTTTCTCCTTCCAGTTACTACAACTCCAGCCTTGTTACGCATAGACAATATGTCTTTGGCATACATTAATCTTTGGTTTTCGGCTGGTGTATTTAACCATGAGTGCATGGATAATGCCTTGACCATATTGCGTAGTTCCCATGTGGGTCTATGGTATAGATGCATTAGTTCACCTCCTCTTTAGTTTTGTGCCAAGTCATTGTCCACCCACCAGTAGTATTTTCCATGTGGTTTTTAATATCTCTATGCATGGCATCACTTCCAAGCACTCTGCTATCTATGCGTGGAACATCTTCCTCATAAAATTGGTGGCGTGTAAACACTTCCCTAACAAATTGTTCATGATGTTCTATCCTGTCACCATAACCTGGAACTGGATCTAATTTTCCATGAATAATTATTTGAGTAAGCTTTACTTCTGCATCTCCAGATGGAGTCTCTACTTCTTCTGTAAATGGATATGCATCTTTTATGTAGAGGCTTCGTTCTAAATCTGGCCTAATTTTTTCAAATGTAGAAACAGGGTCTATGAAACGCTTATAGATTGCATCCCTTACTCCAAAAACAAGTTTGAACTCTTGACCTATCATAACTCTAGCTCCTTGTCAGTTAATAAACATTCTTCACATATATATCCTACAACTTGGGGCGTGTCAACACCTTCCGAATGCACGGCTGGTATACGATTGACGAACCTACCTGTTCCAAATGCTGTCGATCTGGAACAGTGTACGCAAGTATCGCCTATATCTATCTCGCTTATCATACAAGTTTTTCCAATGGTGTTGGATCAAACCACTTGTCACGCTCAATAGATAATCCAAAGGGAAGTTCCAAACTTTTGAGTTCGTTTATATCCACATAGCCATATTCTTTTTCATGGATATCCGCTACTCCAAACGCTAGTCCATCAGGGTATAGCTCCGATATGTACCATGTGCCTATACCAGTTGGATTGAATAGCTTTACATATGCTATCCCATCTTTTTTCTCAGCATTCTCAGAGAGTTTTTTCTCTTGAGCCTTAGTAAAAAGTTTCATTTCTTTTACTCCGTTAGTTGTTAATGACAAACTCGCCCATATCTTTTCGAGCCTTACCTTTAGCCTTTAAAGCTATGAACGCATTCATGGGATCGAGGAAGCGAACATCAGTTGCATCCCCATCTATACATTTTAATCCCATAAATTCTTTTGGTATGTTGTACTCATTCCTAAATACACCAGCCATACGCATACCCTGTTGGGCAGCTTTTTCCACAAAGGGCTGGTACTCTTTTCTATTGCTGTAACTAAATGTCAGATCATATATATCTAGATCTGGAATTAACCTGTTTGTTTTTTTAGTATAGTCATACCATTTTACACCATACTTTTCTGATGTCTCACACATAAAATCCCAGATGTATAGTTCCCATAAAATGTCTGACGTTCCATTAGGTCTAACTGCTGGTATCATACCCTTTTTGTTCGCCCATTTAGCATGAACAACTACTTCACGTTTCAGTTGCTCCATAAACTCTCGCCTATATTGAAAAAAGTACAGTGTTTTTCTCAACCTGGAAAATTGTACCGACTCCATCGCACCTCTGCCAGCTTCATTTAAACATGGTTCTTTACAGCCAGCCATATCTTCCATACCGCATACTTGATACCCACTACAGTTAGACGGCATTAGATAGGTAATTTGTGTGGATACCCCTAGCTTCTGTCCCTTGACAGTCTTATGGTTTGTATCTCTACCAAATATTTTAGATGGGAATTTATTAAACCAGCCCATATATTTTGGGCTTTCCATAATAGTTTGCTGTAAATCCATAGGTACTCTAGATAAATCATATAACATTTTTTACCCCTTCCATTTTCTTGATCCTCTCGATCCACTGCCTGTTTTGGCTGGAACCATAATCTCAACGCCATGCATTATCTGAAGTTCTAAACCCCTACTAAATTGTGCTGGTTGTTCTTTTGATAATGATTGGTTGGTTACAAATATAGAATGATAGTCTATGCTTTCTGCGTTGGTCTTACCATATGGTTGTTGATTATTCTTATAACGTGCATGGTTTACAGCAGAAATTAGTTGGCTAGTTTGATTACATGGTTCAACTGTTGAACCACAATTATTTTCCAGACTAGTGGAATAGTCTAGTTGTTTAACCAGACTATCCCAATTGTATGATGTTGGTTTACTCATGGCAGAATTGCCAGCAATACATAGCCAGCACTAAATAAGATAAGTAATGCCAGCAGATTTTTTAAATGCTCTATCATGAAAAAACCCCTATATAAATGTGTGAAACATATAAAGCATAACTAAAAACAAAAACTAAAAGAAACAATTTGTAATCCATTTGTTCACCTATAATTAATCATACCCCTATATTAAAGAAAAATCCTTTATTGTCAATAGCTTACAATATTCTAT